ATAGCAAACAACAACATCAATACTAGATGCAGATAATCCAGTAGGCACCCATAAAACACCCCTTACTGGATAACTAGTGCCACTAATTGTATATGACTGCGTGGAGCTAATAGTAATATCTTGTCCTGATATATTAGCTGATATATCAGGATTTTTTCTTTGCCACTGAATAGTAATTGGGAATCCGTTTGTTTGAGCAGTGCCTTCCAGGGGCGTTTCAGCAGGAGATTCTAATAAAGAAACAAGAAATGTAGCATTTTGCACTGCTTCTATATAAGCATCTCTGTCGGGAATATCTCCATATATGTCTTCGACAACAGAAAGACTGGAAACAACATGTTGATCAACAACAACAGATTGCTCAATAATTACAGTAGCGATGTCAGTATAAACTGAAGTTTCTCCAGAAGTGCCTTCTATCTGACAATAAAATTTTAATCCATGACCATTAACATCAGACCCCACCCAATTTACCTCGGTCAAATTTAAAGTCTTTTGTTGTGCTCCTATTGCAGTAAATTTTTGATCAACTCGACCATCATTGAATGGAGAAAAACTTATAGGACCTATGATATTTGGGTCTGTAATTGCATAATACCATTGATAACTCAAATTACTAAAAGATCCTGCAGAACTAGTCGCATCTACAGATAATCTTAATTTACCAGTAGTAGTTGGTTGCGATGGTAAATATTTAAAACAAGTTGTTATGTCAGATCCAGTTCCTGGTTGTTTTGTTATTGTTATTGAAGATGATATTAAAACAACCGCTGATGAAGAAGTGCTAGGTGAAGTTGCTAAACTACTAGTAGCAATTACTCTATACCTTCTTTGATTATATTCAGTTGTAACACTACTTTTTATAAATGTCGATGCTTTTACAAACGCTCCAGTTGTACCTGCTGGTATCACGGATTCCGTTAGACTACTATATTGACTAGCAGGAACGTTAGACCAAGTTATACCACCATTATCGCTAAATTGCCATTGTAATGATATTGTGCTGACGTTAGTTTGAGTTGCTGAGTTTGATGGAGTTAAAGAACACTCTACCACCATAGAAAGATTACTCCCCGCGTTAACACTATAAGAAGGTTCTAATGGAGTAACAAAAACTAATGATACAGCGGTAGTTACTGTTACAACCGCGCCATTGGCATCTGGACCATATTCAGTATAACTACTTAAACCGCCAGTGCCAATAGTGTAAACTTTTACTCTGTAATAATCTCCATTATATGCTAACGTTAAAGCTGGAGTCGTATAATTAGTATAAATTTCTCCAGGAAGATCTTGCCAGATTATACCATCATCAGATTTTTGCCATTGATAATTTAAACTTTGTCCTAAACTAGAAGATGCATTTACAAAAAAAGTTATTACTCCATTTTCGGGAGAGACAGCAGAGGTAGGCGTAAAACTATTGATTGAAATAGACATTTTTTAATATTTAATTAGATATTCACATAATATAAACATAGGAGATATCGCGTCTATTTTTGTTGTGCTGCCAGTATTTAATTTAACTGTAGTTGAAAGAGAAGCAGACGGGATATTTATTGCTGCCATACTACCAGATTTACTTTGACTACTAATTTTTATTCCAGCATTTCCATGCCTATGTGTGGTGCCTGCGAGGACGCCGATTTCTTCTGCTGAATTGCCAACAGGGATTAATGTAACTGGTCCACATTGAGATCCAAAACTGGCACTCCTGTAACAAGCTCCCCAATAACGAGAATTATATTTCCACCCGCCAGTGTTACAGTCACCTTGTGCTGCATTGCTTAATTGTGCCATAGTAGCAAAGTGACCGTGTGGTAATATTTGACCTTCATCAACAGTTACTGAGTTAGTTGTTGAAGGTCCTGTAGCGGTCCACTGACCAGACATAGTTAAATTATGAGATGGAAGATTAAAGTTTCCACTATATGTGAAAAGTATCTCGTCATCAGTTGCACTTAAAACAACGGTTATCCCTGCTTTAGTAACTATAGCGGAAGTTGAAGTAGCTTGAGGGACTGTTAAATTACTATATGTTCCTGAGTTAGTACCCGCACTGATATACTTAGATCCCAAATCTGGTAATTGAAAAGTGCCGCCTGTTCCGTCATCATCAGCTTCTTGTAATGTAGTGCCTTCCTTTCTGTAGAGGCATTGTGCCCCAACACCAAGAATTGCTGCTAATTGTGGAAATTGATCGGCAGATAAAATTTGCCCCCTACATCTTAAAAATCCAGCTGGAATATTTTCACTATATTGAGGATCTGAAGCACTATTTGTTGATAAATCCCTAAAAAAAGGAAAAATTGACCCCGTAGGTCCTCCATATTTTCCTTTCTGAAAAGAATAAGTGGTTGCCATGTTAATATGCTCTGATGATGAAAATCATACTTAAATTAGCAGTTGCCGTACTGATATTTATAGTTGCCACATCAGGAGGTGCGGCGTTAATTGTAATTGAATTTGAATTGACATCATAAAAAGTATAATCAGAAACAACTGTTACGTTACATTTAAATTTTGTGTCTGGAGAATTATGCGTATGTGCAGACAAATCAGACCAACTTCTACCGTCGGCAGATAAACTAGAAGCAAGATTGTAAACCCCGCCGCCTTGCACAGCATACATATCCCCACCAGTATAACCATTGCCATTATCAGTCATTCCACTAGCGTTAGATTTGGGGTCAGACCCGCCTTTACAAATAGTTTTATCTGCCTTAGAAGGAACATTTCTATTTCCTAAAGTATTTGATGCCACACCGCCTTTACTATTAAAAGTACAGGTGCTGTTTCTCCCGCCTGAATTGGCTGAGCATTCTCTGCCGCCAGATCGAAAGGAATTACCATCTGTATCTCCCTCAAAACTTGTTGTGTGATTATGATATTTTTGATGTCTATCACTCAATTTTCTACCATTGATAGAATAACTAGTAGCAAATGTTCCAGCAGTAAATTCAATTTCTTTAACACTGGCAACTAATTTTGGTTTATTAGTAGGATTAATAAATGATGCAATAACATCTATAGTAGAACTTCCATCAGTAGAATTTGACACATTTATATTTTCACCAATATTAGTCCAATATGGATCGCTACTTTTTGCCGTGGTTGATGGTTTTGATGGTGTATAAGCAGATAAAGAAGAGTAATGTCCTGGATATATATCCATTACTCCCCTATCCTCAGTTATTTCTGGTATTTTAAATGTAGATCCAGCTGTGCCGCCATAAACGTTACCTATTATCTTATACAATAACGGATATTTTGTAATTTGTATTACTGCACCATTACAAAAATCCCACCCCAAAGGAATAGTATCTGGCGCTCCAGACCAAGGAACTATCGTTCCTATTGGGAGACCTTGCATATGTCGTAATTTATTATATGTAATTGACACATTAAACCTCCGTTAACCACCAACCTCTATTGTCAGAAGGAATTGCTGTAACTCCATCCGAATCATATTCTCCAACAAATAATAGACCAAAGGCAGCATTTGGTGTATTTACTAATAATTGACCAAATCCACCATCTTGATTTCCTTGTATTGCAACTCCAGCTGGAGCATTAACAATAAGAGTAACATTAAATCTCAAAGCTCCACCAAAATCAATAAATCTAATTAAATCTCCAGTCTCAGCATTATTTGGTAAGGTTAAAGTTAGATTAGAAGATGGTTTTACTAGATAATTTATGTTGGAAATAAGAGGTGTTGTTACTATGCCACTATTATTAGTAATGTAAATTGTTTTTCTACCGCCATTTTTATTATAGAAATTGGTTTTACCAAATGCATCAATAGAAGCATCTTGTTTAATTTTATATGGTTTTGCGCCACTAATACCTAAGTTTGTTACTTCAAGACTTACTACAGAGGCAGAAGGAGTTGCAGAAGATGCACCTTTTACTTGTAAATGTCTTCCTACAACAGTATCACCTGTTTGTGCATCAACAGTAAATGTATCCGTGCCGCCTAGGGTATTCTCAACAGTAAAATCATCACCAACATGTAGAGTACCAGCAATTTTAGTATTACCAGAAGCACCGAGAACTTCAAAAGCAATATTAGAAGCAGCATCTGTTCTTCCTTTATCAAAATTACCAGAAGTATAGAAAGAGTCTTTAAATATTTTTAAATTAGCGCCATCATACAATTTAGTATTACCACTTGCCGATTCAACATAGAATTTAGGAATACTTCCATTGGTAATAACAAAATATTGTTTTCCTGGAGTGGTTATATCAGTGTTTCCACTTAATTCAATAGAGTTATATACTTTAAGATTTCCACCACCAGTAGTCGTTGGACTGCTTCCAGTAGCAGTGCTAGAATTAACACCATCATCATAACCAATAGTAACATCGCCAAGAGCAAAAGTATCGCCAGTAGTAGATATTACAGAGAATGTGGTTTTTGGTGTTAATGGGACTGAAGCAGTGCCAAAATTACCGTTTGTAATAACTAGTGACTGTGCATCTGCGGTATTGATAGCAGTAATTTTAACATATTCTTCTGATAAAGTGCCTTTATTTAATCTAAGTAAATCATTATTAGCAAAGGTGCCAGTAAAATCAGACAAATTAACGCTTGTTGAAGTTGCTATTACAGGATTCGGGAAAATAAAGGCAGCATTTTCTTGTTTTACTAATTTAACAATTTGTGTGTTATCAGCATGTGTTACAGGTTGAGTGCCTTCTTGCCCTCTTACCACATTAACAAGATATGGTTTAGTTGGAGAAGGAATACTTGTTGTTTTTACAATTTCCGTGCCAATTAATAAGAAATCTGCAATATTAATTCCTTGTGGATTATTAACTTCTAATACTGTTGCAGTAGCAGATGTAAGTGCAGCACCTTGATTATCAAGACTGGTAAATGCCAGAATTAACACTGCATTTCCTGCATCAGTAGCAGTTCCAACTAAACCAATTGTATGAGTAGTAGAAAGATCACCTAATGTCGATAAAGTAAATCCTTGCTCATCTTTATCTTTAATAAAATATGTAGTCGTTGTATTTACGTTGCTTAAATTACCAACACTCTGGAATTTAACAGCATTACCTTCCGTGAAATAATGCTTATATCCAGTGAAGAAAGTAATATTGATTGCCGAAGCTAATAATTTATTACTAACTACAGTAGCTAACGAGACGCCAGGAGCTATTTGAGAATTATATTGGTAATAGTCAACATTTAGATTTGCTAGACTTCCAGATACTTGATTTAAACCAATACCATTTAAAACAACTCCAGTAGCATTTGTTGTTGTTAAATTTGCAGCTGTATTTGAATATGTAAAGGTTTTATTTCCAGTAACAGTTATAACTACATCAGTAACTGTTTCAAAAGATTCTACACTACATTTAACAGAAACAGAATTGCCAGTAGTTAAATTATGATCATCAATCGTTGTGATTGTAGCAATATTACTACTTCTAGAGACCCTTGAAATTTCAATAGTTCCTAAGACGTTTCTATTTACACCAACTGAAGAATTTCTATTTCCTCCATGCTGCACAACATCAGCTTCAAGAGTTGTTTTTCCAAAAACACGCAACCCATTTTTAATAACAGATTCTCCAGCAACACCACCTAATTCAACACTACCAGCACTAGCACCAATTTTTACAGTTGTTGCAACATTAGGGAATAAATTAACTGTCGTAGCTTGAGTAGTTACTGTCAGAGTATTTGTATTACTATCACCACGTAATTCCATATTACCATCAAATATGGATTGATAGTTTCTAACGCGGAAAATACTATCAGATGGTCTAGCATATGCTCCACCAATTGTAACAAATGACTTATAAGTGTTATTTGTATTTCCTACCGTAGCAATATTGACTGTCGAATCAGTAGAAGAAGTATGAAGATTTAACGTTGTTTGTCCAGTAGCGCCAGTGCCAATATTTAATGTTTGCCCAGAAGCAACATTTCCAATATTAAGTGTTTGTGCAGTTGTTGCGAGATTACCAACATTTATAGTCGTAGAATAACCACCTAAAGATAATGTAGTTGTTGTTGGTTGGTTTGCTACCGTAAATGCTGCAGAAGTAGATCTAATGTCACCACCATTTACATCAATATCTGTTTGGAAAGTAAAGTCACCAGTGATTCTTGCATCGCCAGAAACAACAAAGTTTTTATCTAATGCGCCATCACCCACATTAATACCAACTCTGCCTTCTGCTGGGTTTGCAGTTGGTCCTGGTGTAGGTAGTGGTAGCGTAGAAATTCTAAATGTAGCAGTAGTATCAGGATTATTACTATCTCCACCGACAATAAATGCTTTATTCGTATTCGAGAAAGTTGCTAGATCATTAAAACTAGTTTGTAATCTTCCACTAATAAATGCATTACCAACCACATCTAGATTTGCCCTTGGATCGGTTGTAGTTGTTACATATCCAACATTCCAATCGGCAGAATTAGTTCTAGATACAGTGTTGATACCTAGTCTGTAATCTCCATATGCACTAGTTTTAGTTCTTAATGCTTCTGCCCCAACAACTCCAACTTCTTTCCACTGAGAATTAGATCTCGCTATTTCAATTGTTGGTTGGACAATTGGCAGCACAGAATAAATGTAAGGTGGGGTACCAGTTAAATTAGCTTCTGATGCTCTAGTGGTTAATACATAAACATACCCATTTGATTCAGAATATTCATATCCTTCAGTAATATTATCATAAACAGTATGCACTCCATTCAATACTGATAATCTATCAATTGCTCCACTAATACGAATTTGAGAACTTCTGGTTATATTTAAAGAAGATCCTGGGTTTGTGCTACTAAAATTAACTTTTCCTGTTTGGAAAATAAGTTTAACTATATTTAAATTTGGATAAAATTGAACTCCTGTTATATCAATGCTAGCTTCCTGACCTGGAGGTGCAGTTAATCTATAAGCAGTAAATGTATTAGCATAAACCCAACCAAGAGATCCAGAGAATCCAACCTCAGATCCTTTAAAAATTACATCACCAGAAAGAGGCACACTAGATCCAAACTGTATTGTTTGAGTAGGACTGATTCTAGCTCTTGTTCCTGAAGTATCTTGATTTGGTGTATTATTTGTAATTGCTGTGCGGAATGAATAACGCTGAGTGCCGCGTGTATTCATATCAAAAATAGCAGCTCTTACTCTATTTTTATCAATTATAATATCACCTGCTTTTGTGGTATCAAGCAATTGATCATCATCACCAGGAAAAAGTGCTTGTCTATTACCAGGGCGGGAGACAATCCTCAATGATGGAGGAGTCATTACAGCATTAAACTCTGGATCTACATTGATTTCTACAGGAGAATTAAAGAAATTCCTTAGATTAGGTGGAGCGTTGAGAGTAATAATATTTTCAAATGTTACAGGATCTTCAAATACCGTAACCAAACTGCCTAAATTACCACCATCTGATTCATCTTCTTCTAGAATTATTGGATCAATAAAAGATTCCTCACCTGTAATGGCATTAATTTTCTTATTGCCAATATACAATTCACCATTAGAGTTAATACCAGTATAGAATACAATACCACCATCTTGCTTCTTAGATTGCGCGTAAAAATCTTGATCTGCGGTTAAAATAACTGTTTGCCTTACAGGGAATCCAGTAGAGTAGTTACCAGGACCGAAACCAAGGTATTCAAACGTATGGTTACCAGCACGAGCAATCGATGGTCTACGAAGCTCAACATAGAGTCTTTGCTCTAGCGGATATACAGAATCACCAGCAATTGGGATTAATCTTTCTTCTGCTCCAGATGCAGCTGCTCCAGATTTAGCTTCAATTTTATTAGAAGAATTAGCAAAAGTATAGTTACCAGATCCTGGATCTTTTACAAAGTCTAATATTGCTTCTTTAGTTAGTGAATTTTTTGCATCATTAATAACAACAGCCCCATGGACATAGTTATCAGCAGCGCATACAGATGCTGGAGGATCTAAAATAGTTGCATCTTGAAGTCCCCCCAAATCATTAGATCCATCATACTGGAATAGTAATGGATCATTTTTAAATGCCAACGGATATAATCTAGATACTGGTTGACTAAACTTAAACTTTCTAAAGTTTTGACCAATACCAGATCCAGTTGGATAAGGAGAAATATCACCACGAATTGCAGTTAGATAGTAGACTCCTTCTTGTTGCCTTGGGATTCTTCTTTGAATTTCATCAATTTTGTAAATATAATAAGAGTTTTCTAATTCTTTAACATCTTCGACACTAACAACTCTATATTGTCTTGCAGCATCATCAGTAATAACATCACCTGGAGTTACGGTATAAACATTTGCTGCTTCTACAGCATATAAGTATTCTTTTTTATCTTCTTTACCATCATTTGGTCTAGAAATTAATTCTGCTGTTACATCTGCTTGACCTGCAATTTCCTGTCTAATAAACGTTTGTGTTTTTTCATCAAAATCTATTTCTCCTTCAACATCTTTAAGAATAAGATAATTGAATATTTGTGTGCCACCTTCAACTGGCACTGTGCCAAACCAGGAATGCACGGTAGCAGATCCAGCGTAAGCACCATACCATGTAACTTTTTCATTTACAATGAATTCTCCATTTCCGCCTTGAGGTTGAGCAACTTTAATTGTTGCAAATCTTTTTGCTTTTAATGATTCTACATCCAATCCATGATCAAAAACTACCAATTCCATGTAATCGCCAACTTTTTTGGCAGATTGAATGGTAAAAGAAATATTTGAAGCAGTATTAGTGCCAGAAATTCTTTTCTTGTTTGTGGGATTATATGGGTCGTAATCTATCGCTGCCTGCGTAGAAGATGCGGGCAATCCTAATCTTTTAGGATTTTGTACACCAGACTCAAAGAAAGTTGCGTCTTTTGGATCATTTTGGGCAACTGGTTTTAAAAGAATTCTTTGTGATATAAGTTTTCTAGTTTCATCTGTGCGAATTTTCATCACAAATCCATTAATAGGATCTCTTACATCATCACGATATTCTGGAATTACATAACGGAATCGATAAACTTTATCCGATTTATCTCTAGCATCGTCTGCTCTATATAAGAAAGAATCAGGAGTTTTCTCTGGTTTATTAGCATAAGAAGATCCAAGGTTAGGATCATTAAGAGTTAATCTACTAAGGATTTCATTAGTAGAAATAAGAGTTCTTAAGAACCAACCAGATTGCACTGGGTCATATCCAAATGGACTTCTCTTTCTATTAGCAAATACTTGGAAAGAAAAAGTAAATGGATAATTAAACTGGACAGCATTTTGACGAGTAATCGCATCCTGCTCATTCAAATAAATTGAAAACTGATTATTTGTAGTATAAGTTGCTGGGCGACCAACAAAATAATAACGATTAATTTCCAACCTGCTGCCACTCGTTTTAGCTGGTAGCGTGTTTAGTGCAGCACCAGTTGCTTTGCCATTGACAAGATTTTCTTCTAATGGATAAAAATAAACTTTCTGCACTTGAGCGCCAGTGATGCCCGTGTCAAAGATATGGTTGGTAGTTGTTTGGAATACTCTAGATGAAGCAAGAGAACAAGTATAGCGATGCAAATCGTAATTTACATCCGTCAGATATTGATGAACTTCTACTTGAATGTCAGGACTCATTCCCTCGGTTTCAGAAGAATAAATGTAATTACCAGCAGCGGCATTTTCTGTGCTGGTTGCTAACATGAATACCTGATTATCATTAAATTGAGATGTGACACCACCTTGAGAATAATCGTAAGGAGCGGTAATTTTACCAGGAGCAATTATATAATATTTTTTATTGCTGTCAAATCCTCTAGGAAGTCTTATTAATCCTTTATTAACATTAACTGGTTTCCCAGTAATAGAATCTCTTCTAGCAACAGCAACTAATCTAACGGGAGTGCCAGTTTCTAAGTTGTGTGGATTAGCACCAGCAACACGGAATAATGTTGCTCTTTGTGCAAATGAGGATGTATTTACTAATTGAGAAACCAGTGGTTCTGCATCAACGCCATTACGAATAATGCTGTCAATCACACGCATTTTTTCAATAATAGCATCTTTAGTGCTGGCACATTTGTTGTCTGGTGTTGCAGTATCATTACTAATAGTATTATCTCTCTGAGGTCTTTGTCTCTCAACATATTCGCTACTACCAAAAGTTTTTGGTGGTAGTGGTGCGGTATTGTTTAAAGATGTAATAAGAATATCAAATTCTGTTGTAATAGTATAAGCAACATCAGCACAGACAGGAACACCAGCTGTTGTTGTATCAATCGTAGGATCAATTTGATAATTTAATGTATTACCAGGAGTTTTTACATATAGTGGGTCTGTAGTTGTGCCATCACCTGTTCTCCAGTTACGCATTGCAAGAATAGCAAGATCTCTTGCTTTTTTAAATGCGTATACGCTAATGTCTAATTCCCCAGTAAGTGATTGAACTCCAGAATTATATTTAAGTGTTGGATATAGATAATTACCATTTTGTAGTTTTGTAATTAGAATTCCAAATAGTGCATTGATTTCGTTTCTTACATCAAGATAAGCATTGGGATTATCATTTGGAATATTTGGTCCTGGAACACCTAATTCTGCTGGTCCCTCAGGAATTTCAAGATCTCTTACATTTAATTGATTAGTTACTGCTTTGAAGCATAAATTTCTTGCTTCTTCAAATGCAGTAACTGACTGAGTAATCTCGCCTGCTAATCCATTATTAATTAAAGTATTACCAGTGCTATCAAAATATGATTTAGTTGCAGTAATAATATTGTAGTTTGCACCTATTGCTAAGTCCTCTGCAATAGCATCAACAACAATTCCAATATCTCTCTTACATTTTTCTTGGAATATAGGAGCACTACCATAATTGATAATTGGTAGTGCTGGATTTTGTTGAGTTGCCGTTACAAGATCGCCTTGTCGAATTCTTGCAAAAATAAGACTTCCGAGAGTATCTAAAGTTTGTTTTACGTTAGCACAAGATTGAGTATCAGTATTATTAGTAGTATTGCCTGAAGTGCCAAATACGCTAACACCAGATTCAACAGCACCTGGATTAGGATCACCTGTAATTGTCAGATCTTTTGTAAATAATTGGTTTGTGATTGCTTTCTTCATCTCGGCAATCGCAGCAGTAAATCCAGTAATGGATTGATCTTCTTCATTTTGAAGTCCTGCATTAATCCATGCTTGCTCAACTGTAGATACTGTTACAATTACGTCGTCTACAATATTTGTGCCGCCAATAGATCCGCCAGGAATAGTTAAGGTATTTCCAACAGCATACCTATAACCCCCATTTGAAATAGTGACTGTTGAAATAGCACCACTAGCTCCTCTAGCTACAGTAAATGTAGCATTAGATCCAGAGGATGTAGTTGTAGTTGCAACACCACTATAGGTTTTATTTGCTTTTGTTGATAGAGTTGTGCCTGCAGTTTTAGTAAATGTTAAAATTTTACCGTTTACTTTATTTGCAATAAAATATTGACGAATAAAATCAATAGAGTAAGAATTTCCTAATGTAGTTAAATCAGTAGAGACTGCATCTATAAACATGCCAATATCTCTTTTGCATTTTGCTTCACCAGCAATAGCGCCTCCAGGATAGGAGAAATTTGGATAACTGATCGCAATCTGTGCTGCTGCTTTATCAACAATATGTTGCTTATTTTGCTGGATTAAACGGTAAGAATCTTTATATCTTGAATACACATTAGTTTGTGCATCGCCACCATTTGTAAATCCAGGTCCACCATAGTAAAAATCAGGATAATCGATTGCAAGTTTAGCAGCTGCTTTATCAACAATTTCTCTTTTATTTGCAAGAATTAAATTCTTTGAAATAGAATAACGCTCTGCAGCATCAATATATCTTTCTGTTGCCGTTACAATACCAGAATTACCAAAGTTGCCAAGATCTTGTACAACTCCATCTAGAATATATTTAATATCTCTTTTACATTTATCATCGTTTGGCACTGAAGTTGTTGGATATTGTGCTTTAGCAAGATTAAGTGCTTCTTGTGCAATAAACTCTTTGTTAAGATTGATAAGATTACCAGCATCTAAATTTCTACCAGATGAAGTAGCAAACTTACCCTGAGTTAATTCAAAGTTAAGTCTGACGCCGCCTGCCGCAGGACCAGTTGCTGTAATGGTAGCGGTAGCATTGACATCATCAGTATCATTTGTATTACCAAGTGTAAACTGAGTAGTGCTGATAATTTTTCTTACATAACTTCCCGCAGGAATTGGATTTGTTTGTCCTGCAATAACTGTAGCAGTTACCTTCATGCCTTCAACAATACCAATTGTGGTAATTCCACTAGGCACCGTTACTATTGCTTGATTAATAAAAGTGGAGCAATGTTTAATATAAAAATTCCAATTACGCATTGCTGCAACAGCAAGACTTCGAGCATAATTAAAACCTTCTAAAGTTTCTTCTTTTTCACCATCAATATAATCTAATTGATTACCAACATAATATGATTGTCCTGCTTGCAGACTGTTAACGTTGCCACCTACACGAAGATCATTTGCAACTGCCTCCAAAATATATCCAACATCGCGTCTACATTTAGTGATACTAATATCTTTCGTTAATAAGTATGGATATTTACGAGTGATAAACCCATATGATTCTGCAGCAATAAAATCTCTATTAAGGTCAATTAAATTAGCAGCATCTTGGTCATTATTATCTACTCCAGTAGATACAGTTGGATTTAATGTTGACATTGCAACATTCCACTTTCTATATCCAGATGGTGAAATTTCTGCACTACGAATTGATCCCGTAAAATTAACTGCAGGATCTAATTTTACATAAATTTTATCGTTTGCTTTGCCACCAATTCTAAATCCATTGACAACTGTAGCTGGTTTAATAAGTGGATCTGTAGCAGTATCATGACCCAAATAAAGTTTGGTTGTAATTGATGATGTACCTCCTGGACCATCAAATTCTTGGGCATTTGTCGATCTGGTTTTAAATTGATTGAAAGTATAATATTGTAATTTTTTGGTTGTAGTAGTTACTTTTTTAGGTGGAATAATATGAGAAATATATCCACCTTGATCCTGAGTAAACGCATAACCTTTGTAACCAATAGCATGTAGAGAGGTATTACCAAAGTTAGAGTTAGAGTTGGTGATTGACATATCACCACCACTTTCCATCAGGAAGTGGTCAGCAAAACCTACAGCAAAGATCGAAACGTTTTGGATAAAAGAATCATTAGATGCTTTGACATGGAAGTTTCTCCAATCATCCTTCCAAAATGCATCGCCCTTAGCATGATAAGGAGTGGTTGCAAATGCATCAGTTAAAGGTGCTTGATTCCATGTATTACTAAATTCATCATAACGAATAAACGCACGGTCATCTCTCTGTAATGAAACACCCGTATATTGAGCGATAACCATTGATTTAAAACCAGTCGCCTTGCTACCATCAGCGTGAATACCGCAGATACCCCACGTAGAGCGAATAGAAACGTTAAAAACATATGGCGAAGCAGATTCTACTGAATCTATTTCTGCTTGCACAATAGCGTTTGTATCTAGGTCTGGTGGTGTGATTGGTTGTGCAATTTTATCTCCCAAACCCACAGCAGCGGCATTTTTACCTTCTACTCTATATGTAAATTCTTTTGCATCTAAAGTGCTAATTCCTCTAACAGAGAATACACCAGTAAGAGGATCATTAGAAAGAGGAATTGGAGCTGCTGCACCAGCTGGTAACGTAGAACGAAGATTACTTATAGCAACTGCTTGCCCTACATAAAAACCATGATTTGTCTTAGTTTTAACAGTAACATCAAGTGCTGTAGTGCCAACAACATTATTAACTACAATCGAATCAATACGAATAGCATCTTGCAAAGGACCAACGATTCTATTCTCTTGAGGTCTCTGTGTAAATTCTCCAGGATCATCAATTGTTGGTTGATATAATGAGAATGCCTTAGCAATTTTTCTATAAAGTAGACCTAGATCGTTTCTATCAGCAAATTCAAAATTACAAATTTTATGGTGTGAATAATATGGTACCTGAGTTACAGTAGAATTTGGTTGTGAATATACTTTACCAATTCCTGCCTGAGAATCATATAAGGGCGAATTAGGCTCAGTATCACCATCAAGAATAGTAAATTGCCAGAAATAGCAACCACCAGTTACATTAAACATTGTGGTGCGCCCAACATCTTTATCTGCAGGATCGGGCACATATAGAGGATGTAGACGAGTTCTACGAAGGTCCATACCAATAAGAGAAGTGCCTCTAGGAATCGTGGCACCGCCATTAGGACCATTAAACTTGTAAAGAATATTGTTAGGATTTCTTAGATCAACAATAGAGTTGTCTTCCCATTCTTGAGTTGCCTGATTAAACGCAAAAGGAACAATTTCATCTGCGTTTAAAATACCAGGACGATTATCAATATAATGATTACCTGGAAACAACATGATCGAAAATTGATCAAATCGATCATTTTCTGCTCCAGGAACATACGAAAATCTAGCAACTTCTAAGAATGCTCTTTGAATTGTGAGGAATGGTCTGGTTGGGGAATTGCCTCTATTGTCTAAAGCATCAGAAGCATTAAAATCATCAGGTGAAACGTATAGATATCTTCCAGTTTTACTGGAAATTAAATTATCTAATTTGGTTAATGGCATGTTCCTCAGTTACCCTAATTATGGTCTTTCTTCTGTGTTATTTATACAAAAAAACCTGGAGGGGTCTCCAGGTTTCTGCGTCTTCCTTCACACGGAAGCCTAATGTCAGACTTGAACTGACGACCGCTCGCTTACAAGGCGAGTGCTCTACCACTGAGCTAATCAGGCACTAGTCATCTTGTGGAAGTAATTCTGGGTTTTCTACTTCTATATCAAACATTAACGGATGCATTTCTTCCATCATTAAATAATTAGAAGTTTTAAACAAATCTTCGTCATCATAATCACGATGATTTAATGCTTCTGTTTGCACAGCAGGATGATCTTGTATAATTTGAGGTAATTCATCAAATGTATATGGAAGACCTTGGATAAAATACATACGCACAACCTCACCCATATAAAAGCAATATGCTTGAGAGAGTGTGTATTTCATAACATTCCCACTACATGATATTTAGTTGGAATATTTAATTGCAAGTGTAAATCTAGCTGTATCTCTAAACGAGGTGGCACGGTGTAATATATTACCTGCAAATATAATTGCTCTATTAGGAATAGGGGGTATACCTTTTATTTCATTATTAATAAAAAATTGGGTTTCGCCTCCATTATTCAATTTCCACTCAAGATTGGGGTAATAAAGAAATGTAATGCCATCACCATCTATATGATAATATGGTATTTCATGTGGAAAAAATAAGTTTATATATGCTCTATGTGGTAAATTATCTATTTTACACTTTTCTTTAATGCATAAAGTAAAATACTTATACCAATAATTATCAATTGATAACTCAGAAACCATTCCTGTTGGTGGCAACCCATAATCGTCTACTTCACCATAGTGATATGAGGAAGATAAACAATAATTATAAAACTCTATACATTCTTCTGATTCAATAAAATTATCATAAATGTTAATCATATTAATTTACCAGAAATAGGAGCAGGGAGACTTGAACTCCCACGGGCAATGCCCAACAGATTTTAAGTCTGGTGTGTCTACCGATTCCACCATGCTCCCAAGAAACTATCGACAAATAACAATATCTGTCTTTAGTAGTTTTTTACACTTATCAAGTAACTCACAAAACTCATTAATAGTAGAGCATTTTAAGACAACAGTAGTATTATCATCTCCATGAAGAATTATTTTTTTATTATATAAATCTGTTGTGATTTTGCCAATTACCTGCTCGTTAGAAATCATTTTTCTGCTAAGCGAGGAAGAAAAAGATATCCAATTTCGTCACCATCTTCTGCACTACCCCATTCATGAAACTCTTGGCAAAGTGCATAAATGTCAGCATCACGATTTCCCTCTTTATCAAGAGATTCAAAGCGATTTTCTACATATTCAAGAATAGTATCAATTGTATCTTGTACGTCATCACAGTCAATTTCTTGCACTTGACCGTCATCACCATAATTGAGCATTTGGAGTGTCTCCTCTGTGTATGTATGTAGTATAGCAGGATATTCTGGGTCTGTCAAGGGGTGGCTCGACTTTTTTTAGCAATTTTTTGCCGAGATTTTTTTTGCGACCTTTTGGTAATCAGAGGTCAATTTTGGATTTTCTAATTTAATTTGATAGTGCCGCCAGAAATAGTTATTATCCCTGGTGCTGTCATATCAATTTTTCCTGATGATTTAATTGTTATATCTCCTGGACTTTCAATTGTAACGCCAGTTTGTGATTTACTTGCTACTAAACCAGTCACGTCAGCAATGTTTGCGCCAGTTACTTTAAATGTATTTGCTCCAGTAATTTTAGTAGTAAGAGCACCTTTAATATCAATCGTACTAGGACCATTAATGTTAGAAATAATTCCAGCTGGATTAAATGCCAGGAAGTTTTGAGATGCTCCAGGTGTTTCGCCAATACCTATTCCAACTTGCAGTTTACCAAGTACAGATGCTATACCCTTTGTGGTCTTCATAGTAGCACCACCAGTTTTAGAGTCATATCCAAAACCAGGAGCAAATACAGCAACAACATCTGGAGTATTGCCTGGAATTCCAATACCAGCTCCAGCAATAGTTTGACCAATTATTGATGCTTCCATTTTTGCATCGCCTAACAGATTTCCTTGGTATGATTTCAGTACAACATCTCCTGGATTACCAGTATAACTAGCTGTCTTTCCAGCACCAGCTAAAAGTCCAACTAATCCCGTTTCTGTAACAACACCGTAATCACCAATACCAGAAACTTTTGTTAGAGCATCTCCACCGTCTACTTCAATTAACAGTGCAGTATCTAATGGAGTATTTTTTTTATTTACTGCTATAGCTAACGCTTCTAGTTGAGAAGCACCCCATATAGGAGGTACGGCAGGTCCAGTAGTATTTGCAACCATGCCTTGAGCTTCGATACGCATTTTTTGCCCAGCTGCCAAGAAAACATTACCAGAAGTGCTAAGATTTAAATCACCAGCATTTCTGAGAGCGGTTGTGCCCATCGAAGATCCAGTTTCCTGAATCTTTGCTCCACCAACTTTTTCGCTAGACTTAGATGATGATGTTTCAATCACATTACAATCATTAACAAATTTGCCTGCTTTAATAACGACTTCGCCACCACCTGATGCAGGTAACTCAAACCCAAATAATCCCGCAGCTGCTTTAGCAAAGACTTCCGTTGCATCAAAACCAGAAAGAATATTTACCGCTCTGGTAGCATTTAAACTTAAAGTTTCTGCTGCATTAAATACAATATTTTTACCACTAAAATGTATGTCGCCGTCAGCACACTCGATATCTAATCCACCGTTACTTACATTAATAGAAAATGCAGGATATCTCTTGTCATCTACAGTTTGTGTGCTAGAATTACTAACAGGATTTTTTTCATCATGTTTGCCACTAGTATTAACATTAATAGTAAGGGATGTGCCTACATTTAATCTAGTGTTTGTTTGAGACTCAACCTCAATTCTACCACACGTTAAGTCTTCGGCAACTGGACTAGATGCTTTGATTTTTACTGTGCCCTTTTCATCAACAGCAATATGAGATCCAGTGCTAGTTATTGTCCCAAAACTACTGTCACCTTGCGGATTTTCTGCCGTAAAAGATATAACATTTTTGGTTATAGTAACGTTAGATGATGGCGGAATCAAACTAACTTGACATGCCTCCAAAGGAGCAAGTCCTTTAGTGTCTTTCCAATAGTTTTCGCCTGGTTTAGCAAAAATAGAATCTCCAATTGGTGTTGGCGTTGCGTTAGGATCTCCGTATAACTTCTCGCTCATTTATTTTCTCCTACGGGCAATCAATATATTCACCAACTGGTGTTGGTCCAACAATTTCAGCAAGTTGCCTTACATCTTGCTTATCTAAGCAAGTGATGTTTGCTATAGCAACTGCACCAATACCTCGGGACGTAGAAATAATTGTAATTTGTGGATTATCTGCAAAAGTTTTTGATTTATCAATCATTTTTATTTCAGAGACAACACCATTAGTGATAACTGCTTCTGCAACTGTATCATCATCATCAACAAATACAGCAGGCGGCACATCATATCCAAATCCTGGTTTGATAATTGTAAATCCTGTTACAATACAATCTAAATCTTCGGGTGGATTTGGTGGGTAACCTCTACCAGGACGAACAACTCTAATTTGTCGTACAAATCCATCGTCATCTAAATCTGCTACAGCTGAAGCACCATAACCAATACCATTGCCTTGAATATAAATTGCTGGAGGTGCAAGATAAGGTGTGCCAGGATTACAAATTGGTATGCTAATAATTTGTCCAGTGGATGACACAACGGGTGGACATGCTATAGGTGGAGTTTGAGGAAGATTTACTATAGGAGGTATTTTCTTTTGTGGACTACCATTAACTGCAAATTGAGTAGCAGCACCTCCATTTTTTAAAGCAGCAAAAATTAATTCTGTTTGAGAGAAGCTGACTGGATCACTGAAGGTAATCAGAGATTTTGCTGTATTGTTTGACACTACAAAATTACCAAGTAAACTATTATTTGATACATCAGAGAGTTTTAAATTAGGTCCAAAAATATAATAATCCACGCTAGTGCCATTAGGAACATTTTTTGTGGTTAATGTCAGGGTTACAGTATCACCTGGATTTACTAAAAGAGGAGAGGCAGAAAGAAAATATTCAATACCAGAGGATCCTATTGGCAGAGTGTTTACTGGTGTATAAATTGCTATTGCTGTACCAGTTATATTAATTACTGGTGTGCTAGGACTAGTGGTGCCACCATTATCATACTTTGCACTCAAGATACCAGAAAGCAGAGTAGAAATATTAGGAGAGGAAGTAAAATTCAAATTACCATATCCTGTTTGGAAATAATTAACGGGCAATCCAACAGGAGGAGTACTAACTGGATTTACGTAAATAAATGCATCTAAAGACGTTACTGAAGATGGAGTGGTTGTGCTTGAGCTACAAACACAACGATAGGAATCACTATCATCTGTTAATACAATAGAACTAATTGTAAAAGATGTTGAGTTTGCCCCAGAAATATTACTCCAACTAGATTCAGCAACGGGTGAAGTAGAATCTAATTTTTGCCATTGATAATTAATAGCACTGCCATTTGATGTTACAGCCACAACAGTGAATGTGTAAGATTCACCAACATTTTTTACTGCACTAACAGGATCTATTAAAATCTTTAATGTTGGAGTATCATCGTCTTCATCAGCGTCTTCATCATCGTCACCATCATCAGGTTTCGGTTTGGGGGTTGGTTTAGGCGTGCCGCCACTAATTGCCACATTTATTACTGGTGTTACTGGTTTCAATGCATCATCACAAGAAGCAATTCCTGGAGATGGCATTGTATCTGCAGAAATGGCAGCAAGTAATTTATCTAAATCATCTGCAAGTCCTTTTGCCTTAGTTTTTGGACCCTCTCCACAGTCTTGAATCGGTTTCTTACACTCTGCTGGTAGTCCTGTGCAATTAATACCCAAGAAATTCATGATATCTGATATCGTGCTAAAGATATCATTAATTGGACCAGCAACTGAATCAAGAATACTAAGTAGTGGTTCTAATATTGCATTGATTGCATCATTAATAAAATTTTGCAATGCATTCATTAAAGAATTGACCATTGCTTCAATTCCACAAAGAGCTTCAGACCAAAATTTATCTACTAAACCAAAAAGAAAATCTGTTAGAAAAGCAAGTATCTTATCATATAAACTCTCAATTGTGCATCCAATTTTTTTTAATTCATCTTCCAAAAATTTTTGAATCTGATCAAGAATTTTTTCTGGTTTTTTTGGATCATATGGTGGTTTAGCATCTTTTGGTTTACCTTTATCAGAAACTAAACTTAATAGTGTAGTAATTAAATACTGCACTCCTTGTTGTATTAGATTATATAATTTTCCTTTTACCCAACTGTAACCCTGGAAGATAATTGCCATTATCTTATTCACATATCCCATGATAAATGATTCTGCATCGCGTGCATAACCAGTTACTTTACTGGTAAGATAACTACCAACCTGTCCTCCAGATTCAGAAATTGCTTTAAACATTTCTGATAATACTATCTCAAGCATTGAAGCTGTCTTGCCAGTAGGACAGTTTGCTTGTGATATAATACTGCATTTCATTGCAGCTTCATTCATTGCACTACCAGGACACTGTAAATATGCCACTGCTGGAGGTTGACCGAAACCCTTCTCTGGATTAGTTGCAGTGCCAGGAGGAGCTGCGGCAGCTGCTACTTGACCTGCTGCTGCTGCTGTCAGCTCTGCTTTATTTAATGGCACTACAACATAAGGTGACCCCGCAGTAGGACCAGGCGCAAAATTTTTAAATGCTCTGCATCCTTCTTGATTTGCCTGTAAGAATTTTGAAATTGCGGGAGAGTCCTCTGACCTAGCATTTCTAATTGCTCCAATACTCCCAAGAATATATGGTTGTTGTGCCATATCAGAATCCATATAGAATCCAATAACCCAATCACCATGGGCTAATCCAGTAGTAACACCACTGCTGGCACTAAATGGACTAGTAGTTGGTGCTACGGTATTTGCCCATGGCAATGCATCGGTGCTCTGACTCTCACAGTCAGCAAGATGATGACCAACAATTCTAACTTTATAACGATTAGAATTTTTTACGTTATCATCTTTTTTTTCTACTTGCCCCACCCACCAGCGGAAACCATCTTTACCTACAAAGTTGGTTGGTCTGTTACCGTAACTTTCAAATGCCATGATCAATCATCATAAATCTTACATTCTACTGCGCCTGGATTATCGTCACAGAATAATTCTAATGAAGTTGGATCATGCTCATCTTCTGGATGTCTAGCATGATATCTCTCCAGTGAGCCTAACTCATCTTCTACATGGCGTCTAGCCTGAGAAGATATCAAAGGATCATCCAAAATTTTCTTATCGTGCTCTATATGTTTGTTAATATTTTCCATGCTATTTTATTTTACTTGCTGTATTTTTTCTTCCAAAAGAATCTCTTATAAGAGTAATATTTGTTGTGCCAGTCATGGGTTGAGCACCTCGCATAATAAAGTTATATCCTATATTTTTTATTAAATAGTTACCGCTGTGTTCTTCATCATAAGGATTAGTTTTTCTGTTGTTATCATCAGTCATATTAGGAAACAGCAATTCCAATTTATCACCAGCCCTTATGGTAAGATTCGGTGGGACTACAATATTTAGTTGTTGATTTGAAGCTAATTTATATCTTGCATTTGATTGAGCAATAGAATACTTATAAACATCTTTATAGGTAGCCTTATCAGTTGCAGCAGATTCTGGATCATCATGAAACAATTCATGATTAATCATTTGAGTCATGACACGAGTTGCATAACCAGCTAATTTCTTTTGACCTGATGGGATTTTAGTAGCGGATCCTAAGTGAGACATTTGAGCATAAGTATCTTCCACCTTGTAAATATTTTCTTCATACTCACATGTATTAACATCAAAGAATATACAAACAGTGGAATATAGTCCTTGTCTTAATTGTTTCAGAATGTCTATCTCATTTCCAAAAGTATATTCTAAAATTTTTAGCGGTGCCTCTGCTTCAGATCCTTCAGTGTTTACTATACCATACTTGTATGTGTATTTTGTGCCGTCACCTCCATAAGTATCACTACCATCACCAGAAGATGCTAACTTATCTAATGATTTAAAAACATATGCGTCATGCGTTTCAAAGAAAAGATAACCTGCTGTGCCAGATAACTTAGAAAGATTCTCTGTATTCAAAGAAGTTTTCCCATCAGCTGTTGCTTTTGCCTTTGATTCTGATGTGCCTTTAGTAGATGCTGTCGCTGCAGATGAAATTGTAATAGGTGCTAATTGATAAATGAAATCAAACGGTCTCTTTAAACTTGGCAACCATTTTTGTTCAAACTGTGCTATCTCACCATCGTATTTTTTGTTTGTCTTTAATATATCTTTTAAAATATCACCAACAATTTTATCGTTAGATCCACTCAATACACCAGAAATTCTTATTCCCTCATTTACCATTCCAGTATAACTCATAAGATTTAATTTATAAACTTGCTGCCTGCCAGAAATAGTTCTTACATCTATACCAGAGACAGACAAAGAATACTTGTATACTTTTGTAGAAAAAGTTTCTGTTTTGATATTAAAATCAATAGTTTCTCTGCCCTGTATAGGTAAATTAGCAAGAAGATTTGCAGTGGTATCTTCTATAATAATCTCTCCTAATATATAAGGATTGTTTATACTTTCATAGATAGAAAACTCTAATACAACTAAAGTTATATCATAACTTTTATTATCAACTGAAGTGAGAATTATAGAGTCTACTGTAAACTGTCTGGAATTTTGCGCCATTGTTTTACACTAAGTCTGGATATAAAAAGTCAGCAAATATCATAGCACTGGTTTTTGCTGATGGAATAGCAGATCCAAATGATCCTTCAGCAGTAGCAGATGCTCCTGATGGTTGAGCAGGTGGCATTACAACTGCGGTGCTAGAAGAACTAGAAGATGAATCTGCTCGTGGTCTGGTGCCCCCGCCAGTTTCTGGTGGTTTTCGTGGAGCTGGTTTTGGTTTGTAAGGTTTGATTCCTTGTTCTTTATTTAACCTCGCTGCAAGATTTTTTGCTAGTGCTTCTTGCTTTGCTTTTCTTTCTGCTGTTGCTTCCTTCTTACCCCAAACTCGCCACCATGGATTACTGCCAACTGCTTGATCACTTACACCCATATTAACCCATCTACCATCCACTTTTTGCACACCCAATCTTGATCGTTGTGCTGCTGCTGCATCTGCTTTTCGTTTGGCTGCTGCTTGCCTTGCTTTCCTGGTATTTTCCTGATTTTGTCGCTGGCGACTGGATGTACCACCACTCGCCATTCCCAGCCCTTCCATCTGTTCTCGGTATCTATTACCACCAAATTTATTACCATTTATTGTTGCATTGTCCCTAGCATTATTTAACCAACTATCAACTCTTGCTTTTATATTCCACCATTCTGGCTCTTTTTTACCAGTCATTCCAGATTGTGCTTTACTTATCATTCCACGTTGAGCAACTCGTTGGACACTTGGATCTGGTAATGCAGCAACCGCAGGGGCAACGGCAGCTGCTCCTCTTGAAGATGATATAGCGGGAGTTGGTGGAGTACTTAACAACTCTGTTGGTCTTGATATCATCATTATATCTTTATGACCAACAGGAATAGTATTTTCTGTTACTTTATTTGTTAGGGAATTTCTTGTGCCACCTTGATTTCCGCCAACATAAGTTATGATTCCATTTTCATTTTTGGTTACAATTGCAACATGATTCGCTTCATCATTATTATCATAATCAAATACAATAACATCATCGGGTTGGGCATCTTTTGCGTCAACTTTTGTTCCCCATGCTGGTGTACCTGCCAACTTACTAGCTTTATCTGATCTATAGGCATCAGCCCAAGCGGAATTAGGTGGTTTGTAATTGGATTTTGATAACTGTGTGGCAACCCATTGAGCACACCAAGGTTGTGAAACACTATCACCCGCTACGCCAGGAGTGCCCACGATTGCATTTGGTACTCCCGCTTTAGTTAACACTGCATCTGCAGCATCCATGTCTGCATCAGCTTGTTGCGCTGTTTGTCCTACAGCGGCTGTTGCTGAAGATGCTACACTACCAGAACCAGGGGGAGTTGTGCTCTTTCCACTTCCCCCTTTTCCTTTACCACCTGCAATTTTTATCCCATCAAATAGAGATGTCATGAAATCCTTAGCGTCTTTATCTGGTTGAACCTTACCAAACTGTGCATTACCAATAGCAGAAGTGAATGTTAGATTAGAGATACCAAATTCTTTCGATGCTTTTCTGATGTTTTGTTTTACTTGGTCGCCAACTGTGCCGCTGTCTGTCTTACCTAACATCCCAGCAGAGACACCGAGAATCATAGCACCAACAGTATCGATAGCAGTGTCACCAGGATTGGTTGCTGCTGACTTACCAAACATTTCCTTGCCTTCACTGCGATTCAATGGTATAACACTTTGACCAGGAGATAACATTCCTTTGGTTGGATTATCATATAGTCCTGGTGCTAGTCCACCCTTAGACAGTGGCACTGCTGATGGAACTATACCACCTTCAGACATCTTGCCCGCCATTTCTTTCGTAGCAGATTCATTGCCATAGATATTTCCAAACCCACCTTTTTGGTCTGGAATAACATTCATAAAATCAATACGATTCATCCACCCACGAGAGTGTTCTCTAATACGAGTGTCCATCTTAGCAAGATTATATGCTTGCTCTTCTTTTTGTTCTGGACTTAAGAAAGGATTTCTAAGTGCTTCAATAGCATATCTAAATGGAGCTCCCCCCACATCCATAGCAACGCCAAGTGTTTTTCCTATTTCACCAACTCCAGTTTGTCCAACCTGAAGTGCTTCATCTAAGAAAGTATTTTCTCCCCTTGCTTTTTTCTCATCAATTGATTTTCTTCTATCTTTCAATGACTGGTCGCCCATTTTACCAAGCTGAAACATGCCTTCGCCGCCAGCGGACATAGCGAGTCCAACACCACCCACAATTGCTGCTGCACCAGCACCACCAATACCAGCTGCATTTCCAGCACCTTTCCCAGCACCAAGCAGATTGCGAATCTGCATAAAGCTTTCTACACCTTCCAATCCACCCAATAACATATCAAATAGACCGCCGCCGCCTCCGCCTCCGCCACCACCCTCAGCATCATTTGCAGGATCAACTTCAGTGGGTCCAGAAACACCAGCAGAATCTGTAGTTTTTTCTAATTTCTTTTCTGCTCTGGCAAATTTAGCTTCTTCTAATGCTTTCCTTCTTAATTCAGTTTGTGCATCAATACTATCTTTTATAACAGTTAAAGTGCTTGACGCTCTGGTAACTTCTCCTAAATTTTCTCCTGCCAAAGACTTGACGCCATCTAATTTTGATACCATGAGACTGGTATCTTTTAGAATAGCAGTGAATCCACCAGCAATAAACTCTTTTAGTTTTGCTTTGCCCTCTCCTCCACCATCACCTCCCGTAGGTGGTTTAACTTGCTGGTCACTATCAGATTTTTTATTCCAATCAAATTGCTTTGCCCAATTTGATTTAGCTTTCTTAGATTTGATTGGGTTGAATTGATTTGCTAATGAAGATTTAAACAGCGACCCTTTCTTAGGTGTCTCCCCCTTCTCAGCTGCTTTTTCTCTTTGCTCTTTAGCATCTTCTGCAGCATCACGAATCTTCGCACCAATAGACGCAGCAATATTTAATACTGATGGACCTTGCCCTGCCTCTTGTGGTGTGGATGTTCCTGCTGCCATTCTATCTACCTACCTTTTGATATTTAGGACAAAGACTGAAGATAACGCATTAGATTACCAGTTTGAGCGACAACAAATGAATTTGCTGGCACATATTCAACACGCTCTGGACCAGGAACAGGCACAGGAATATATTGTATTACTGGTTGTACCATCGCAACCATAGCACCGCCAGTAGTGCCAGTTACAGTATCTTTAGGTATGGCAACTGGAGTGACGCTGCCTTCTGGTAATGAGGCACCTTTAATTGGAGTGCCACCAAGTATTCTAAGTATTTCGGCTCCAGATTCATCTGCTGCATAGTATCTACGCTTCTGTGATGATGATGGATAACTTACTGGTTTACCAGAAGGTCCACCGAATATCAACCTATCCATTGCATCAATAAGTCCAGCAACTTCCACTCCACCCTGATTACCTATTTGCTCGTATCTATTAAATGCTTTTGCTGGATCTTTATATACATCATATTCTTTATTAACTCCTGGGAGAATGATAAATTTGTTTGACATTTTAATCAACCATTCCAAACCATGCCCGATCACTGGTGCCCCGCCTGTTAAATATTCTGGCACTCTATACCCAGTATCAGGACCAGACATTTCAAAAATACCATCAACAGAATTTAAGAATGAAAATGGTTTGACACCACCTCTTGCCATTCCTGTGCCGCCGCCACCTTTAATTTTTTGTATCGCTTCTTTATATTTGTCCCACGTCGCATGTGCAGCATTTCTAGATGCATATTGATCTTGATATGTTTTGCCGTCTGGACCTGCTGGCAATCCTCTCCACTCAGCAGCAACATTTTTCATGAAAGTATTGTCATCTAGTTTTCCTGCTTTCCAGTCTTTTCCTCCTCTCTTATTTTCAATAAGATCTATGGCCATTTTGTCTTGATTTGCAGGACTAAATTTATCAGTGTCTGGATTTAATCCTGCATCTTTTGCCTGTTTCGTTGGGGTCATAAATTGATACTGTCCAACAGCACCAGAACCTCCGTATTGTGCTCTATATTTTTCAGAAGCTTTATATGCTTCTGTTATGGTCATGTTAGTTATTCCTTTAATAACTCCTGACCCCTTTCCATAATTTACCGCTTCGTATTTGTGGGCTTTTGCTTCAACGCTTTTAATTAAATCAAGAAGTGGACCCCATTCACCAGGAGAACCTCTATCATCATCATCATCGTCATCTTCCTCCTCATCTTCACCGATATCAAATCCAAAAATTTTAAAGAAATTAGCAAAAAATCTAGATAATTCTTTGGCACCTTGTTTTTCAGTCATCGCAGATGAATTTATTTCAGCAGCAAAAGCACCTTGATTCAATCCAAATACAGTAGCAAGTCCTCCTAGCAATG